TCAAGGCGTTCTTTACATATTCGTCACGGTTCGAAGAACCGGAAAGAGCTCGCTTGAAGAAATTCATTTCGTTCCACTTTTTGGAGGCTTCTTCTGCCACAGAGGTCATTTTAGAGAGCATATCTATCTGCATGGCGTCAAAGAGTTTCTTAGTTTCAGTTTTGAAAGCCGTTAAATCGTTTTCAAGCGCATCTTCCTGTATTTTTATGAACCTATCAATTTCTTTGATTTCCCATTCTTCGGTTGCTGATTTTTTCAACTGTTCCAAACCCTTAATTACCGAATCCGAAGAATCTATCAATTTTTGACGAGTTTCGGTTATCGCGCTATTCATTCGTTCTATGGCGGTCTTAGCTTCGTCGGGGCTTTGCCAGTTAACATTCTTCATAGCTTTTGCGATTCCCACGAGGCCGCTTTCAAATTCGTTACTCGCTCCCACCAGCGAATTTAACTGGTTGAGTAATTCTTTTTGACGCTTTTTCTCATCCTTGGTCAATTTTCCCGTCGAGGCGAATTTTTTGTTTAAAGATTCCAGCTCGGCAACTACCGTATTAATTGATGTTTTTCCTCTGTCTCTCAATTCGCTAAGGAACTTCAAAACTTCGGGAACAGCGTATCCGGCTTCTTGCAAAGCAAGACCAAACGAACCTCCTACGGCTTTGACGATATTGTTGTAGATTTCGTCCAGTATAGAAGCTGTATCGGTTTTGAGCTTATCAATTAAAGTAGTAAGTTCGGTTACAGCCGTATCGGTTTCGCTGATCCCTAACTCCCACGCGCGAGTCATATCTACAATAGATTCGTTTGTTTTAACAACGCTATTTCTCAAATCATCTATTTTCTTTTGACCCGTGAGAATAGCTTCATTTCCCTCAGCGAAAGAAACAGCAATTTTCTCAAACTTAATTGCTACTTCGGAAATGGTAATACCATCCCCGCCTTGATAGAAAGCCTCTTTCACCAAATCGGAAAGCTTTTGTCTTTCACCTATCGTAAAACCAGTTACGAAAGCAGTTATTGCTAAACCGATTCCGACAGTCCAGCCAACAGGACCAGTTCCGAGCGTTATTAAAGAACCCGCTACGCCGAGAGCCGCACCTAACGCGGCTTTAATATAATCAGCAAATTCGGCGGTTCCTCGCCCGATGTTTTGAGCGGCTAAAAACTCCAGAGAAAAGCCCGTAAGCATTATACTAATGCCTAGCACCATTTTTTGACCGGCTTGGATGTTTTTTATGAGATCAATAAATTCCAAAACGCTTGTTCCTAGTTTCCAGCCTAATATAACGGAGCCTATTGTTGCGGCAATTGTTAAAATTTCTTGGAATGGCTTCTTTAACTTTTCAGCCATCTCATTTATCTTGTTGCCTAAATAATCGCCTAAAAAGTCATATTCGGGCAGAGTGATTCCAAGGTCTCCGCTGGTGGGAATATCGAATCCTGCCGATGGGCTACCTAAAATATTTAACTCATCAAAACCCATAAGGGTCCTCTGGAGCTTTTTTGCGCTTTCGTTTGCATCGTTGAAAGCGTCCGAAATTTCCTCTCCAGTCGAAGATAGGCCATTTAAACCTTCGTAATCAATTTTCGGAAGCTCAAAACCTAAAAGCCTTGCAAAAGATTGAATAGCATCGGTTAGAACAACAACCAGCGCTTGGACATAAGGAATAATTTTAATAAGCAAAGGTACAATCATATTACCAAGCGCGCGCTTCAATTGCGTTAACTGCTGATTCAATATGCGTAGAGCGTTCGCCGGGGTTATAATAGTTCTCGCCATGTCTCCCATGACGTTCTTACTCTGTTGCATGATAGCGATGTACCTAAGCTGAGACTTTTCCGCTTGCGTCATTGCAGTTACTTTTTTATCTATACTATGCGCGTAAGCGATTTGTTGCAAAGTAGCAATATCGAGGGCGTAACCTATTCTTCGCAACGGTTCAAGCTCGCCGGCGAAACCGGATTGTACTTTCAACATTGCGGTTTCAATGTCAATATTAAAGAAGGATGAAATATCATAAGCGATTTGCGTAAGATTCTGTGCCATCAAATTAGCTTTATCTGCCACTACTCCGAAACCGGTCGCAATCTGCTTGAAAATGCCCATATTTCGAATAAATTCAGATGGATCTATTCCTAACGCTTTGTTCACAGCCTCAGCATACTCCAGTGCGCTTTCCGTAGCATCGCCCATCGCGACAGTAAATAGGTTTAGGTTTTCCACATAAGCATTGGATTCCATAACCCAATCTGATACTACATTCGCAATTTTGCGAGCGGTAGCATAATACAAACCCGTTTTGGCAATCATTGCACTAAACGGTGTCCAAGGGCTCGCACCAGATTTCGATGCTCCGCTACTCTGTAACAGTTTTTGAATCCGTATGGGGAAAGCCGCAAAACCCGACGAAACTTTCTGCATTTCGGCGGCTAATGGGGCAATAGCGTTTGTAACTCTTTGGATACTTTCCGCAAAAGCATCCATATTGATTTCGGACAATTCCGATGCTATTTCGGGCAGTTTCTTCAAACTATTTAGAGCGGAATTGAGATTGCTTTTACCAATAGTTTCGAGAGGTTTCAATCCCTTTACAAGCTGTGCGATTTTTACTGAGGGATCGGGAATATTGGCTAACACTTCATTTAGCTTCTTAAACTGATTAACGGTAGAAGTCAGTCCTACACCGCCACGCACAGCCGATTTTAACCGCGATAACGAGTTAGATAGAGCGTCTATACCGTCTACCGCTTTTTGCGAGTTATCTATAATTTCAATTTGAAGTTCATCCATGTTAGCCACTTGAATCACTTCCTCTCGTCTCGCGGTAATTTCAAGTTTGCCGACCAGTTTATAAAAGCCGCTTTCAGTTTTGCACGTTTCTCTTTTTGAGTAAGACGCTCTTGTTCTTCTTTTTCTTTTTCAGTCAACGGGTACGGTCTGTTCGGATAAGGGAGAGGCTTTGTACCCTTTTGAGCAAAAGCGTGTAAAACAGGGGAAACGGCACAAAGAGCTTCATAAACATATAAACCTTGTAGCCATAGCTCTTGATTTTTTATATGGGTTCTCAGTTCTTGTGCTTTTCGATAATATTTCACCAGTTCGCAATCGCCGTTCCAGTATTCCTCCGCGCTCATACCGATTGATAAATAATAGGGGAAGTTTGCATAAAAAACTTCGGTATAGGAAGGAGGGGAAGCCGGTTCTACCACCGGGCTTCCCACTCCACGTTTCCCTCGGTATCTTCCGGCTCGCTTAGGAGCGTCATAATTGTGTCATTATACATCTCGACAAGTTTGCCGATTAATTCTTCTTTCCGCCTCATTTTGCTATATATCTTGTCGATAACATCTCGTCTCAGATATCTGTGATGAGCCAGAAACGCGCCGGCAAATAACGCCGGAAGTGTCGAAGCGGGTTTGTCAACAATATCATTTGAAGAAAAACCCTGCCTCTCCATCGTTTCAACAGATTTGCGCGTGAATTCTAAGGTGTATTCTTCGCCTTCAAATTCGAATTTAATTTGTTTAGCCATTGTATCTCTCCTTTAACTATTCATCGAGTATAAGCTCGGTAGAAGGAGCAACACTTATCCTCATCTCAACGGGAGAGTTTACCCCCGCGCCGACTACCCAGACAGAATGTCTACCGCGCCAAGTGAAAACACCCTCAGAGCCTTCCTTCCCAAATTCGAGGGCGTAATAAAGGTCTTTACCTTCATCATTTTTCACCGTTTCAAAATCGGTCTTTGTGTAGTTTGCAGTAAACTCCATAGCAGACATGGATTTGATGCCGGGGATATATTTCTGTACTTTGTCACTGAGAGTAGTAGTCTCAATGAGTTCCGGCGCGCCGCCTAAATCGGGAAAATCTTTAATATCAATCTTTTTCGTCAGCGAACCTTCCGATTCGCCCCATTTGAGAGTGATACCATAGGTCGAAATAGGCATGATTCAGTCCTCCTTATAAACTTTCTTGTACCTCTTGCGCATTAGAAGCAACTGTACCAGATGCAAAGCCGGTTGCCGTAACTTGGCATCTGATAAACTTTCCAACATCGCTTGATATTGGCATATAGGTCGCCGAAATCGCCCCGGCGATATCAGAAAATTCTCCATCTTCGGCATCCGAAATCTGCCATTTGTAAGCCAATATCACAGGCCCACCGGGAGTATCCGTATAGGAAATAACGAGTTCCTCGCTTTCCTCCCCTTCTGTCAAACCGGCTAAAGTTACAGATTCTATATCGACTGCCAAAGAAGGGGCTGTCGAGGGAACGACGCTTATCTTCATTTCGACCGGAGAATTTACTCCGGCGGCGGATACCCAAACAAAATGTCTACCGCGCCACATAAAGATGCCTTCGGAGCCGTTCTCTCCAAATTCGAGAGCATAATATAGGTCGGTGTCTGTATCCTCTGAAACCGCACTATAATCTGCTTTCATATAGTTAGCTGTAAATTCCATAGCTCCCTGCGACAGAATTCCGGGGATATAGGTCTGAGATTTATCACTCAACGTGGTTGTTTCGATTGATTCTGGAGCGCTCCCTAAATCGGGAAAATCTTTAATCTCAATCACCTTCGAAAGAGAAACCGGAGTGGGTCCCCATTTAAGAGAAACGCCCGACGTACTGATAGGCATTTTAATACCTCCTATAAACCGTTTTGTTCGCTGATACAATACCCGTATATCTTCCTACAAGACGATAAACTTTTGTATCGGCGGCGTTGATAATGGGTTGTTTCATAATTCGTCTAAATCCAAGGCGATTAAATTCCCCGTCGAGCACTTGAAATATTGCTTTACATTCGCTTTTCTTGTATCTCGAATTGGAATATACATTAACTTCGTACATAACATCCGCGTGGTTTTCATTACCGCTACTGTCCATAGTCCGTCCATAAACCGAATTTGACTTTTCTTCAATAGTTACAACAGGAAAAGAGGCCGGTACTTGCGTATATTCTCCTAAAACGGATATCGAAGGATATTCGGTTCGTAATGCTTTAGCGATTGTATCAAACACTTCGTTCTCAATATCAATCACCGACCGAACACCTCCCTCGCGATCTGGCCGCAAAGCCTTTCAAGTTCTTTAGCCGTGTTATACATAAACGGTCTGCTCGGCATACCTTGCGTCCAATGAACTCGTCCATCGCGATCATTAAAATATTTCCATCCTGCTTCGCCATGACTGTTTACGTCATATACCCATCCTTCGGGAAGCGGATGAGGGTTTCTCGAACCTACTACTCCTGTTCCGTACTCGACATAAATCGCATACCACGCGCCAGCTTTGATAACACCGGCTCTTGCAGATGGACTATAATAACCTCTAATGCTCGCTTCCAATTCACCGGTGTAAAAAGCACCTAAGTCACGCACCTGTGCTTTAGCGATTTGAGTACCTTGCTCTACAAGAGCGATTATCAATTTTTCCATTCCTTGCCGTAAGTCTTGCTTATAAGCCTCAACTTCTCCAATAGCCTTGCGAATACTTTCTTCATTTAAGCTAAGAATTATTTTTTTCATTTAAGACACCTTGCTAACTGCAATGGCAATAGTGTTGAAGCTTTTGACGATTTTCTTAACCTCATAATCGTGTTTTCCGCAAACATCCAAATTGTCTATCCACAGCGCAGACTTTTCAGCAATCGGGCAACTCATATTGCAAGTAAGCAAGATCAAATCACACTCTACTCGCGAGCCGAAAAGATATTCAACATTTCTATTGGTAGCCACCGAGACACCAACCCGAATAGGTTTCGCAACCCCGTATTTGAGAGTAACTTCTCCTGTTTCATAACCGTTGTTGTCTAATACAGGCTCATATCCTTCAAAGGGGGCATGATAAATAACTCGTTCGTAACGGGCAAGTATTCTCATTTTCACTCCTCCGCAAACGGGAAGGCTACCAAAGGAACCACTTCCCGCAATAAACTTTCGGGGATATCCGCGCTTTCATAAGTG